AAGCTCGGTTGGCATATATAAAAGCGCAGCAGCAGTCTCATCACTACAGTTTAAGACATCGACAGGCAATAACTTTACAGCAGGCAACTACATAATCTGGGGTGGATAATGAAAGAAACAACAATAGATGTTCAAACAGGCGAAGAATCAACAAGAGATTTTACGGTTGAAGAAGTTAGACAAATTGCAGATTCTAGTGCCATTGAGAATGCTGTTGATGCAGCAGCAATTGCTAAGTTGGAAGCAAAAGCAGCTTTATTTAGCAAGTTAGGCATAACTAAAGAAGAAGCAAAACTTTTACTTGGATGAAGCCAAAACTTTCTAAAGCTGCAATCCAGTTAAGAGAGCAGATAGATGATTCCTTCCCAGATCGTGATAGGGCATCGGATGGTTGGGTCGGTGATACCCGACACGCTTCTCGCAAGTCTGATCATAATCCAGATGAGCAGGGCTGGGTTCGTGCCATTGACATTGACGCAGACTTATTCGGTGCAGGAGTCAAGCCGCATATCATGCCAGACCTTGCAGATCAGCTTCGAATCAGTTGCAAGTTTAAGGCAGAAAAGCGCATCTCGTACATTATTTTTAACGGCAGGATTGCGTCTTCCGTCCTTAATTGGAAGTGGCGCAACTACACAGGGGCTAACAAACACACTCACCACATGCATGTCAGCTTTAAGAAAGAAGCTGACTTACTGGGTGAGTTTTATTCGATACCTATGTTAGGCGGAAACTAATGAACATGAAGAATCCTTACATCCTTACTGCTGGAGCATTCTTATCAGCTTGGGCTGCATCTAATTTTGCACTGGATTATCGTGCAGTCCTTTGGGCTGTACTAGCTGGTGTCTTTGGATACGCGACTCCTAAAAAGTGACACAGTCCGACTTCTTCACGCTATACCTAGGCACACTGGCAATAGTCGGTGGCCTGTCTGGGTATGTCATTACGCATCTCTTGTCTGAAATTAAAAGACTCAACACACGAGTCGATGAAATCTATAACATCTTACTAGACAGGTAACATTCTGCTATGGCAAGAAAAGCAACTAAGGCATTAGAGGAACAAGGCTACTCAAAGCTAGATGCTTACTGCATTGGCTTATATGAGTATTTCTGTAGTCTTAAGCGAGCAGGCTTCAAAGAAGATGTAGCCATGTTTATGATTACTGAACCTCAATCCTATCCTGCTTGGATATTGCCTGATCCTGTCGATCCAGAGAAGTTCGGCAATTACGAAGATGAGGACGATGACTAAAGCCCGCTATCTTGTTATATCGGATTTACAAATCCCATATCACCATGAGCAAGCTGTTAAGAATCTTATCAAGTTAGTAAAGCGAGAGAAGTTTGACCTCATCCTAAATACAGGCGATGAGCTAGATATGCAGAGCCAGTCTCGCTGGGCGCAGGGTACTAAGTTGGAGTGGGAAGGTACGCTAGATGCTGACAGAAGCCTTGCGCAGGATATTCTCTATGAGCTCGGCACAACAGATGTCACTAGAAGCAACCATACGGATAGGCTCTACCATACGCTACTACGAGCACCTAGCCTCATCGGATTGCCCGAGCTTGAATACTCCAAGTTTATGGACTTCAACGGGCTTGGAATCAGATTTCATAAAAGACCATTCGAGTTTCACAAGGGATGGGTCTTAGTTCATGGCGATGAAGGATCAATGAATTCCAATGCTGGACTCACAGCTCTTGGGCTGGCTAAGAAGTTCGGCAAGTCTGTGGTCTGTGGTCACACTCACAGGGCAGGCATTAGTGCCTTCACAGAGGGCATAGGAGCCTCATACAGGACTCTTTGGGGTTTAGAGGCAGGAAATGTCATGGACAAGAAGAAAGCCTCTTATTTGAAGGCTGGAAGCGCTAATTGGCAGATGAGCGTGGCAGTCATTGAAACGCATGGAGACCGCGTAAGCCCGATGCTAGTGCCTATAAACAAAGATGGGTCATTTACCTTGTACGGAAAACTGTACGCCTAAATCGTTATCGTTTCGTTATCTAAATGTCCTTGATTAGTCTGGACTCTATGCAACACTAATCCTGTAAGCAACCAAGGGCGTTGCTACAGATAGGTACAAAAATGACTACAGTTTCACTATATATTAAAACATTAGAATCAGGTACTAAGGTCTATGTCGCAGGTTGCGTTGTCTGCAACATGCCACCTAAAAACAATAAGGGTGACTTTCTTGGTCGGTGCGAACACTGCACCGAGAAGGTGGGTGCATAATGACCAATAACGAGAAGTTGCTGATTATCTGCCTCATTGGGGCAGGTATCAGCTTTATAGTAATGGCAGTTAGTTCTTACAAAGAAGCCTATAATCGCGGACATCGCGATGGATGGCATAAAGGCAGAGCTGTGAATCGCTCAGAGTTCTGGTCAGAATGAAACATGCAGAAATACTTAGTTCTGCCACTGATCTATACAAAGACAGAGGACTCGCTTACGGCCACCCAAGTGACAATATGGCACGAGCAGCACGACTTATCAGTGCCTACCTTGAAATGCCAGTGGAAGATTACCAAGTCGCAGTTATCCTATCGCTGGTCAAAATCGCAAGAACAATCGAAGATGGATCAAGAGTCGATTCATGGATTGATGGAGCCAGTTATCTAGCTATTGCTGGACAACTACAGACAGAGGAGAATGAACTCTATGTTTAACCTAGCCGACTACGAGCCAGTGGAGGTTCGACTTGAAAAGTTTATTAAGGATTATCCAGATTTCCGTATTAGCACTGAGTTGGAAGTTGTGGAAGCAAGCAGATACATTGTTAAGGCTTATCTCTTTAAGACTAGCCAAGATAGCATCGCGTGGGCAACAGGGTACGCTGAAGAAACGGTTAGCACTCGCGGGGTCAATCAAACTTCTGCATTGGAGAATTGCGAGACATCTGCTATTGGCAGAGCGCTTGCAAATGCGGGTTATGCTCCTAAAGGAAAGCGTCCTAGCAGAGAAGAAATGAGCAAGGTCAATAATCATCCTGTATTCAAAGTGGTAAAAGATCAACAAAAGCCAGCACCACAGGATATTAAAGAGGGCGATGTGGATTACTGGACTACACCTATTGGATCATCTGTCAAGACCACACTTGCTCCAGTAACATTAGAGAGTGCAATGGCAACAGTGACAGAGATTTTAGGTACGGCAGAAGCTTTGGATGCACCCAGTTGCAATCATGGCCACATGGAATGGCGTACTGGTAATTCTAAAGGTCGCGATTGGGCTGGATATTTCTGTACCACAAAAGGTCAAAGTGGTGGGATGGATAAGTGTCCAACGCATTGGTACAACTTATCGAGCAGTGGCAAATGGGAACCACAGAAGGCGAGGGTATAATGGGATATGCAGAGATTCATACAGTAGATGGATGGGTCGATGTTCAAGACATTCCTATGGTTGATACAGTTATTTGCCAGTTATGCAATGAACCAACAGAAGCAAAGGACATTACAATTACAGCGAGAATTGTCGAAGGCGTAGTAGTTGCGGGCACTTGGTCATGTAATAAGTGCAAGGCAGTCAATGGATGAGACTATCGAATGCTCTAGATGTGAAGAAGCAACTCTTGAATCTGACCTCATGGAAGTTTATGCATGGTGGTTATGTGGGATTTGTTATGACGATGTCTAATGGCTAAAGTTATAGAGCTTGTAGCAGAGGAAGAATGTCCTTGCTTTTACTTTGGATCATGTCCTACTGACGGCAAGCATAATGGCTAGTCAGCACAGAAAGCACCGAGGTTTCCGCACAGAGCGGGTGGTCGCACAGTACCTATCGACTGTATGGCCATTCGCTAGTGTGGGAAGGGGGAATGGTAAAGATATTCAGTCTGTACCTTTTGACTGTGAAGTCAAGGCAAGGGCTGGATTTCAACCAAAGGCAGTCTTGGAGCAGATTCGTAAGCGCACAGCCGTTTCGGGGGAATTAGGCTTTGCAGTCTTGCGTCTCAACGGGCAGGGAGAAAATGCAGCGGAATATGCCTGCATCATCCAGCTCCAAGACTTGCTTCCACTTCTAGAATTAAAGTATGGTCACTTAAACACTAAACCGACTGAAGCAGACATTGTTCGATGTGATGGCTGTGGATCATGGATGATTGGGGAATGTAAAACATGCCAGCCTACGATTACAAATGCGGAAGATGCGGATTAAAGAATGAGCTGCATCATGGCTGGCATGACAAGCCCACAGTTCTATGCACTTATTGCAATGAACCAATGAGCAAAGTTATTAGCCCAGTAGGGGCAATCTTCAAGGGAACTGGATGGGGCAAAGATAAGTAGTTACTCACAATCTGTGGATAACCTGCCATAAAACATAACAGTTACGCATAGTTAGGACACGAGTTATGCACATCATTGACACGCATGGTACGCTAACGGCGCAGAGCCTCTCAAAGGCTCACCGCAAGCCCTTCAGGGGCGTAGCTTGCGGGGTGCTAGTAGCTATTGGGAT